CTACGCTAAGTGTAATTTCTGTGACTCATTCATTGAATCAAGCGCATTTGCGAGTATTTTTTGCTGTGTAGCCTTCATTTCGTCAATCATGTATGAATAAGTATCCATGGTAATTCCAATATTAGAATGACCTAACCGTTTACTAATTTCATACCAATCCACGTGGTGAGCAACTAAATAAGCAACGTGGCAATGTCGCAAGCTGTGAAAATGAAAACCTTTCTTAGAAATATTTGCTTCTTTCAAACGATATCTCAGAGCCTTATTTAGAGCGTTGTCAGTAGGTAGTTCACCATTTAATTTTGCGAAAATAAATTCTTGGTTATTTTCTTTAAGTTCGTTTAAGGTATTTAATAAAGATTTTGAAACATAGATTACTCTCTTAGAGCTTTCATTTTTAGGCGGCTTAATTTTTTTAGATATGTAATCATATGACTTGCTAATTTTAATAGTTTGCTTTTTCTCGTCAATATCGGACCATTTAAGAGCCAAAATTTCGCCTGCCCTCATACCTGTCTCTATTGCAGTTAAAATCGCATAAGGAGTCGTATGCTTTCGATTTAGACTACTTTGGGTAGCCTTAAGTAAAGACTGAATTTCTTTAATTGACAAATATTCAATGTGTCGTGCCCTTGTTTCATTCCAGACTTCGTTAATTCGATTAGTAAAATTTTGTGGAATAATACCTTCTTCATGTGCATCTGAAACGCATGATTTTAGAATACCATTTAACTTTTTAATGGTTACTTTAGAATGATTTTTACCATATTCATTGATGAAATTTTGATATACAGAGCGATTAATATCATTTATTCTAATAGTACCAAAATATTTTTTAACCACATTGCTAATATAAGTATATCTTCTTTTGGTACCATCTGTTTTGCCAGGGATGCGATACGTCATTGCCCATTTCCAAAAATAATCAGCAAAAACTGGATTTTCATTTGTAATATTATTTTTATTTTTTGCTAAAATCTGTTCATTTTCCCATTTTTTAGCTTGGGCTTTAGTTTTAAAGCCACCTTTGGTTTTATATTTTTTCTTTTTCCCGGATTTAGTATCAGGGTCAGTAATATACCAAGAAACTTGCACAGTCCAGCTATTACCACGCTTGTATACAGCCATTTTTAAACTCCTTATTATATGCTAAAATAGGGTAGACGAAAGGCGTGAGCCCGAAGTCACTTTCATTAAGCCTTTAAGAATTAGTTTTCCAGACGAGTTCTTAAAGGCTTTTTTGCGTTACTGTTTATTATTTATAAAATCTCCAAATTTATTGGCTTCATCCTTCATTTGTTGATCATGATCTTTTATAGATTGCTGTGAAGGATTTTCGATCCAATTCTTTGCTGAGTCGTCAGATTGCGTATATTTCTGTATTCCTTTTTCAAAAGTGGCTTGATCTATTTCAATATCACCATTTTTATTCAACATACCAAGCTGACTTGCTATTTCCTTATCTGCTTCGAGTCTATCTTCACCTTGTAGTGATAAAGCTTTCTTTACTTGATCGCTTAAACTTGGCAGAGTATCAACTAGGTGTTTGGACTGCCAAGGCTCTTTTGCAGGTCTCTCAGGTGGAATAGTACGGTCATCTATCAACTTAGAATCCTTAGCAATTATATATTTCTTCTTTGTTAAGCGATAAAATTTTTTTCCTTTTATTTTTTTTGTACCAAGAATTTTGTATAAATCGCCCTTAGCAAAAGGACGTGCTTTTTTGATTTTTTTGCCCTTAGCATTATATGCTGGCATATTAGCATTTAATAAAACTACTGTACCTACAGCATGAGCACTAACCACGTTCGCACTGGTGGCTAATAATGTTAGTGTAGCAACTCCTGCTGCCATTAACTTTTTAAATTTCATAACAGTTTACCTTTCAAAAATCTGCCATAGGTTTAATGTCGCTGGTGTTATGGACAATACTATCTAACTGATATCATAATCGACATGGATTACTTTACCAATAATTGTACCAGGATTTTTCTCGTCAAGAATTATCGGTTCATAATCTTTATTTTCCGGAATTAAAATAATATTACCTTTATTAAACTTAACTCTTTTGATCGTAGCTTCATCACCTATTAAGACGGCAGCTAATTCTCCATTTTCAACCATCAGTTGCCGTCTAATTGTAACCAATGAGCCATCTGGAATTAATGGTTCCATACTATGACCTTGGCATTTTAAAAGAAACAGGGTACCGTCTGGCTCGTGATCAAAAGTTAGATCCCTATAACCTACAATATTTTCTTCAGCAAATATAGGTTCACCACATGCTATCTTTCCTAATATTGGTACCCTAATTTGATAGTTGTGAGGTTCTAACTTTTTAATTTTTTCAATATCATCATCATTTAGAGGTTGCAGAGGACTACCGCCTTGAGGATATTGATGGACAATTTGAGTACTTTTATCCCGAGCTTGGTCAAAATGGAACTTAGCTTTGTGTGCTGAATTAATTGTTGAGTTAATTTTATTTGTATGGTCTGTTAACAAATCATTAACTGTAACATGTAAAACTTTGGCAACTTTTTTTAGATTTTCTAAAGTTGGCTCGTTATATTTCCATCTATAAATAGTTCTTGTACCTAAGCCAGCTTTATCATTAACTTCAATTAATGATAATCCATGTTCATTAGCAATCTTTTTTATGTTATCAAACGCTGTCATATCAATACTCCTAAAAGCGCATTTAAAAATATGTAAGTTTACGCTTGACTTTTTATGTAAACTTACGTATATTAAAGCTGTAAACAATTAACAAAACAAATAAAAAAATTTGTAAGAAAAATAAGCCGTAATACTACGGTGCTTGCAAAAAAAGACTATAAAAAGTTTGGGGAAACATTTTTTGCCTTATTTGTTGTACCTATATATTCGCATTCTTACGCAGTTTTGTCAATTGTTTATAGAAATATTTACATATTAATTTACATATATCTTTATACGTTTAGAAAGGTGGCGGAACTTATGCCTACAGAAGAAAAGTTGCAATCTATTACTGGTGAAATTGAACAGCAAATAAAAATTGCACTTTTTAAAAGAAATATGACTCAAGCAGAATTGTCGAAAAAAATTCGCGAAAATGAAGCTCAGGTAAGTCAAGCAATTAATGGATATCCAGGAAAAAGGTTTATTAGAATTCGAAGAAAAATTTACAATTTTTTGGATATCAAATAATTTCATTTAAGGAGAAAGCAATGCACGAATTTGCGTTAGCAATTGCAGTTGTCGCGTTAATAATTTCAATTATTAATTTACTGAACAGCTAGAAAGGAAAACACAATGGATAAAGATTGGTTAATCGACCAGATTAATGAAGAAGCAGAGCAATGCTTTGCAAAGGACTTTGAAAGTCTATCCACCGATGACAGTGGAGCCAATCAATTATTCTCGAAAGTTAAACAAACTGAAGAGTGGTCAGCTTTCAAGTCAAAAATGATTGAACTCTATAAAAAGCAAATTGAACAGAACCTGTTCCATAAGCTAGAGGGTCTGGAAGAACTGGTTAAAGAATCTGGAGATATTTAACCGAAAGGAGGTGAATAAACAATGACTGACACTATTGAATTACCAATTCCACTAAACATACTTACCACAGCTGTTGATGAAATCATGAAGAAACGTGGCTACGCTCCAGCAAAAAGCACCGAGGGAAAAACTATCAAAATGAAAGAATTCGCTCAGAAATATTGTGGTGGTAAAGCAATGCCATGGATTCGGCTATTCATTTTTGACGAGTTTCCCGAAGTGGATTTTAAAAATGGCGGCTGGGTAGTAAATCCAAGGAAAAGTGATGAAGGGAGCAAAACTTTTATTTTTGAAAAGCCAGCTGCGGAATGGATGGAAACACATCGAGGTGAAATAGATTGGAACGCAAAACTACCTTAATAGAAAGGATATTAAGCACATGGCAGCATTTTTTAAACGAATACACAGACGTGCATCTGACCACCAGAAGGTCATTAACAATCTCATTGCTAGCAGTGATTGCTGGGCTAGTCGGAGCGATCTATGTTCTCTCACAGCCGGAATTTCTGCCCGGAACATAAAAAGAGCCCGATTGCAGTCGGACTCAAAAATAAAACATATCTAAGGAGAATTATAACACATGAAAGTTAAAGAAGGAAAAGAGCGAAATGAAGCTATTAAACAGATTAATGATGATGAAGAGCTTCGTAAGATAGCTCGAGAAGATCCGAATGCAATTCTGTTACACGATCCAGAAGGATCGGTAATTACTTTGGTCTGTGGTAATAGTTGCTATAAAAGTAGCGAAGATTTTCTAGTTCATCGACTAAAAGTTCTGAATGGATCATTGAACAAGCTATGCAAAGAACTCGATTTTGATACGTGCGATTTTTTTGAAAGTTTGCTTCTTGGAATTGAAGATGATGAACTTGATGAGCTAGTTATTGAAGCATACGACGGAGAAAGTCTAGGTGATTTATATAATGAAACTGTTTGAAATAAATGATGCAATCAAACAGATTGCAGATAAGGATGATCTTGATCCTGAAATGTTAAAAGACACACTAGACTCTCTAGCATTAACTAGGGATGCAAAACTTGATGGCTTAGCCGGATTAATTGAACGTGATTCAGCGGATATTGATTTTTTAACTAATAAAATCAAGCAATTGACTGAACAGAAACGACATTTTGAAAATCAAAAAACCAATCTGCTTAATTACATGACTGAAGTAATTGACGATGCAGGGCTTAAGCAGGTCAAAACTGAACATTACATCTTAAAGCCACGTAACTATCGGCAGAAAACAATCATTTCTGATGAAAGTAAATTGCCAGATGACTATCACGTTAAAAAAGAAGTCTTATCAATCGACAAGCGCAAGCTATATAGCGATTTAAAAGACGGTGTCAATATTCCGGGAGCGCATCTCGAACCTAATCGTAAGACTGTAATTAGTTGAGGTGGTCAGTATGAATAGGATAAAAGAACTGAGAAAAAGCCATGGACTCAGTCAGACTGAACTTGCGGGAGAAACCGGCATTAGTAATCAAGCCGTAAGCTTTTATGAAAATGGAAAGAGACAACCAAAGATTGAAACATGGCAAAAATTGGCAGACTATTTCAATGTTTCCACTAGCTACTTAATGGGACTTAATAGTAATAGTTTTGGAAATAGAATTAAGGAATTAAGAATCAAGCATGGTCTTAGCCAAGATGATTTAGCAAAAGTAACAGGTCTTACTCGCCAGGCGATTAGTAATTATGAAAATAATGAAAGAACTCCAAACAAAGAAATTTGGGAAAAGTTAGCTGATTACTTCAATGTATCTGTTCCTTATGCGCGTGGCGAGATTGATACAGAACTAATAGCAAAAATCGCTAAGATGATTTTTCTAACTCATGCTGCTTCTTTCGATGTTTATTTAAACAAGAATGATCTGTTCACTGGATACGATGAAGATGACACGACTATAGCTTGTAAGCTAATGCTACTTTTACTTCAACAATTAAATCTAAACATTAGTGAAGAATATGAAAAAATTGTCGACAAAACCGAAAAAATATTAGGTAAATCTGATTCAGATCCTGCAGTAAATCGTTTTAAAACTAAGCAGTACTTGTCTGATGTTACTGATGGCTGTCCAGAGAACAACTTTGAAAAAGACATTGAAGATGCCAAAAAGTTAATTGATTTTTATGACAATTTATAAAGAAGGCATGAACATGAACAGACTTAAAGAATTAAGAAACAAGGCGGGTTTATCACAGAATAAATTGGTTTCATCATTAAATAATTACTTAGCCAAAAATAATATCAAAGGAATCACTGCTGCAACGTTTTCAAGATGGGAGAATTCAATAAGCAATCCAACTGAGATTATGTGGAAATATCTCGCTGATTACTTTAATGTTTCAGTACCATACATTCGCGGTGAGATTGATACAGAGCGAATAGCAAAAATTGCTAAGATGGCATTCTGTTTATTAGAACCATCATTAAACGTGGAATTAGGAGAAAAAGCTTTACCCGAAAAAGGCAAAAAAGGTTGTATAGGACTTTTATTAATTGCCCTAATAAACCAGCTGGGCTTAAATACGGAAGACATAATTAAAGAGCTTAGTTTAAAAATGGAGGGATCAGATTTTGCAAGTATGATCAATAACGATGATGTTGAAGGATTAACTGAAGCTGGTTTAAAGCTGGCCAATATATACGACGAAATATGATGTACGAACTACGACCATATCAAAACGATCTAATTAAGCGAATTACCAACTCAATGCAGACTGGCCACCATCATATAATCGTACAGTCACCGCCACGAACTGGTAAGACAGTGGTTATGGCAGAGATTGCTAGACGGACAACTGCTAAGAATAACCGAGTGATGTTTATCATTCACCGAAAAGAAGTTCTAGACCAAGCTAAAGCAACATTTAAAAAGCAAAATGTTAATCCTGAATTAGCAACGATGGGTTTAGTGCAAACGATTTGCCGACGAGTGGATAAGTTACCTGAACCGCAATTAATCCTAATTGATGAAGGACACCACGCTTTAGCCACTAGTTATCAAAAAATATTAAATAAGTTTGAAAGTGCTTATGTATTGTTTTTTACTGCAACGCCAAGAAGAACGGGTCAACGCCAGTTGGATGAAGTTGCTGACGATATCATTATTGGTCAATCAATTCACGAATTAACGGATAAGGGCTTTCTAGCTCCATTCAGATATTTTCAACCGCCTAATGATTTTAATGCAAAATTGCTTAAACGAAATTCTACAGGAGATTATTCTAATAAGTCAATGGATGAAGCTATGTCGTCCAAAATATACGGTCACATCGTTAAGCAGTACAAACGTATCGCCAATGGCATGCAAGCAGTTGTCTACACCTATTCAATAGACTCTGCTATACGAGTTGCTAAAGAATTTAATGAGGCAGGAATTACTGCAAAAGAAGTTGATGGTAATACGCCAACAGTCGAAAGGGATGCAGTAGTTTCCGATTTCAGAAACCAGAAGCTAAAGATACTAGTTAACGTTAATCTTTTCACTGAAGGTGTCGACTTACCCAATGTTGATTGCGTAATCATGGCTAGACCAACCACATCATTAGCACTGTTTTTACAGTTTTCAATGAGGTGTTTAAATCCAAGACCTGGCAAGACTGCAATCATCATTGACCACGCTAACAATGTTCAAAAGTTCGGTTATCCAGACGATGATCGCGATTGGAAACAAGCCGTTATCAGTGGCACCAAGTCGGTGCCGAAAACTAGTGACGAGCCGACAATGGCAATCATCACATGCGACTACTGTTTCGCGGTAGTTAAGACTAGTGAAGTTAAAGATGGTAAGTGCCCATTATGTGGCAATGAAATTAAAATCCATCAAGAAAAAGAAGTTACTGACATTGATTTAGTAGAAGCTAAAAATCGCAAGAAATTAATATCAAAAATTATACATAGTGACTTACTTAAAAAAGTCGCCAATAAAAAAGTTAGTGAACTTAATTCACCAGCTGAATTCAGTGCTTATGCAGAGCTGCATGGATATAAATCCGGCTGGATTTATTATCAAATGAAAATGAAAGGAATGATTAAAAAATGATCGTTTTACCAAAACCGCAAAAATTAGTACCAAAGGCACAACCACACTATTTCTTCGTATGGGGTGCTCCAATGGTTGGTAAGAGCTACTTTGCTAGCTTCTTCCCAAAACCAATTATTCTAAATACTGACGGAAACAGTGATCAAGGGACTGCACCAGCTTTCCAGATTAGAAATTTACGCGACAAGAATGGCAAGCCTACCCAATTGGTTACTGACCAATTGGATGAGATTATCCTTGCTTTACAAACCGAAAATGAGCAACGAAAGCCGGAAGAGCAATTCAAAACAGTCGTTGTTGACGTAATTGACGATATCATCGTCATGCTTGAACAAGCAATTTGTTGGGAAAATGGTGTGAAGTCATTAGGAGATATTGCTTACGGCAAAGGCTATGCACTATTTAACACAGCATTACAACAGTTAGTCATGGATCTTAAAGCATTACCAATGAACATTATCTACATCAGTCGCGAAATTGCAATTACAGATGATAACACTGGTGTAACTACTTACCACCCTTCATTAAAAACCAAGTATTTCAACGTAGTTAACGGTAACTGCGATGTTGAAATCAGAGCTAAAAAGGTTGGTGATGGTGTTAATGCCACATATTACCGCGAAGTTAAGAGCCTAAGAACACAATACGACCCCAAGAACATTACAGATCATAGAATTTTGAAATTGCTAGAAACATGTAGCGGAATATTCAAGGAGGAGCCAAAAAAATGAGTAAAGCATTATGGAAAATTAATGAAGTCGGCCGACCATCTTTTGTAAATTATGTGTCTGATGACTATCAATTACAGGAAAACGAGTTCTACGGTACCTTTCCAAAAGACAAATGGAAAAATGTTAATAACCCTGGCGATGAACCGGATTATTTAAAATTCAAATATAAAAATTACCTATGCGAAATTAAAAGACCATCATTGTCCTTATTGCATCTTTGCGGCTATATAACGCTTGAAAGGGATAACAAGCTTTATGGCAAAGAATGGTTTGAAAAAGAAATTCAAAACTTAGAAGTTCATGGCGGAATCACCTTTGCAGAGCCTACCAAAGAAGGAAAATGGCAGATTGGCTTTGATTGTGCACATTATGATGACGTTGTACCCGGATCTGATGTTGCATTGTTTGGGAGTTCAGATTATAGCACATGTAAAGACATCACATATAAAGATATGTGGTTTGTTAAAAGCGAACTAATGCAGCTAGTTGATCAAATAGACTGTTTAAATACCAAAAAGGATAGGTATAGCAATGACAGTAACAATTAAAAACAAGATTAACCGTGGATGGATAGTTGGAACTTATAAAAGCACAAGCGGAGCATTCGAGCCTATTTTTACAGACAATAAAAAAGCTGCACTTGAATTTGATGATTTAAATGAAGCAATTGAAAAGGTTAAAAAATTAACTAATTTCAGTTTTGATGAATTCGCATTTTATGAAAACGGAAAATTAATGGAGGTTAAATAATGAGTTTAAGAGATGCAGTAAATGAATTAAAGAAGAACGGTTTCGATCCCAAGGAAGGCAAGGAATTCAACGCCTTTGCCAAAATACCCGATGGCACTTATACCATGTCATTAGACGGTGCAACGCACAGCGTTAAAGGTGATCGTGATTACTTAGTGCTTGGTTTTTCAGTAGTAGAAGGTGAACAAGAAGGTAAGCGCGAAACAATTTTTCCATCACTCGCACAGACAAAATCTGACGGGAAGAAAATGCCAGATTCGGTTATTGCACGAAACATTTCAATGCTACAGATTATTGGCGAAATGGTAAACAATCCAATTCCTAATAGTTGCTTTGACTTTGAAAACGAATCAGATGCTTATGAAGCTTTAGCTAAAGCATTCCAGCCTGCGCTTGGAAGAGTATTAGAAATGACTATTACTTCAGCGCCAAATAAGAAAAATCCACAGTATCCGTTCAGGAATTATGAATTTGCGAAACACGAACAACCAAAAGTAGCCGATGCGAAAGACCCATTTAATGGAACCGGCGACACCGTTGATATTAATGATGATGACTTACCATTTTAAATTTAGGAGGTAATTAAAATGAATCAAATTTTGGAATCAGCTTATTTAGAAAACAAAAAGTATTGGGAAGCTGTTGCTAGAGATGAAGGCGGATTAGAAATCTGTAGTGATTACAATGGACAGCCTATTTATACAATAGGAACAAGCCATGACGTTTGGTACTAATAAATAGTGAGGTAACTAAAATGAACGGAAAACAGATTGAATTTGATGGTAATGTTGATAACTTTAAAACCAAAAATAATGAAACTACCATCCAGATTAAAACAACAAGCAGTAATCTATCGTTAGATAGTCTAAGTAAAGTATCAGAAGGTGCGATTAGAGTTTACCTTGAATCAAGCCAGATGGAATTAATTGATGAATTAAATGACGAATTTACGGTTAATGACATTTTGGACATTTACAAAGCCGAACATAAGCAATCTGATGGAAGTAAGATAACACAATGTCGCGTAATTACTAAAAATGGCAATGTTTACAGTATTAGCGAAGACTTACTTAACAAATTGGAAGCTGAGATGCCAGAAGAACCGTTTCTAGATGATAATTCTGATGATTAATCATGACACTAGAAAATCTAGTAAATTACGCAATTAGTTATGCTTCACATGGATTTTCTGTAATACCAATCGGCGCGACCAAACGACCATTAATTAAGTTTGCCAATCGACCACCACTTACTGAAGATGAAATCAAACGGGTCTGGCAACGCTATCCACTCGCTAACATAGCTCTTAAAACAGATAAGTTTTTCGTGATTGACGTTGACCGGCACGGTGATGTTGACGGCATGGATGCAATCAAGCAATTAGGTCATAACGAGTGGTTCAAAAACACGTTAACTGAAAAAACTGCACATGATGGCTTTCACTTCTTTTTTCAAAAGCCAAAAAATGAAACCATTGCGCAAAACATCGGTTTCTTACCAGGGGTTGACCTGAAAGCCCACGAAAACAATTACGTGGTGGTGGCACCTAGCCAGATTAACGGCAAGCATTATAAATGGCTTAATCATGACATTATCCGACCAGCACCAGAAGGGTTGCTGGCGTTAATCAAAGAGAAAGCCAAACCAGAAAAGCGAAAAATATTAAGTTACAAAATTGCGAGCAAGACACAGACAACACACCTGTTCGAAACTGTTGCCAATGGTCTCGGTGATGATGGTCAGAGAAATAAGGCTTTAGCAAGTTTTGTAGGCGGCCTTTTGTACCGCGGAGTTGATCCAGATGTAGCAGCTAAGCTTGCGGTAATTGCAAACACAAATACGACAGATAGCTTGCCGTTAAATGAAGTTGAACGAACAGTAAATTCAATGATAGATAAAGAAATAGCAAGAAGGGGGATTGAATGAGTGACGTTATTGATATTAACGAGAAAAACGCTGATAAATTACGCGACAACACGATTGATTTAGACCATCAAAACAACGGTTCAATCAAAACGACTAGTGTCAAAAATGTTGTCTTAATCTTACTCAAAGACCCTAATCTGAAAAATCTTTTTCGCTTAAATGAATTTACTACCGAAGTAGATGTGGTAGAAACAGCAGAAATCAAACTTCCTGAAATTGGTAAAACAATAATTCCAAAAGGGCAATACACTGATCAGGTCACTAATTCAATCGAATTATACATTGAATCACAATCTAAATATGGTAATGCAAATTTCAAAAATGCCATCATTGAACAAGCAGTCGACAATGTGGCATACATGCATTCTTACAATCCTTTGATTGATTATATGAATGACGCTTACAAAAAATGGGATAAAAAACGCCGGCTAGATAAATTCTTTGTTGAATTTCTGGGAGCAGATAAAAATGAAACCACCACATTAATTACTCGCGTTTTCTTTATGGGTGCTGTAGCAAAAGTTTATAACGCAGACACTAAATTCGATTACGTGCTAGACCTGGTAGGTGGCCAAGGTGTCGGTAAGACTTCAATTTTGAAAAATATTGCACCGCTAGGATTGTATACGGACCAATTCAATACCTTCACGAAGAAAGATGATTTCGAAGTTATGAAAAATGCCTTGATTGTGAATGATGATGAAATGACTGCCAGTAATGATGCGAGCTTTGAAGAAATTAAAAAATTCATCACGATGCAAGATTTCGAATACCGCAAACCGTACGGTCATAAGCCTGTTCACTTCAAGAAAAAATTCGTTATCACGCGGACAACCAATGAAGTGCGTCACCTGAAAGACCGCTCAGGCGATCGGCGTTTCCTATCAATCTATGCGCATCCCGAAAAACAGACTAAAAACCCCGTGAGCGAATTAACGCCCGAGGTGGTGCAGCAGTTGTGGGGCGAAGCTGTATGGCTCTGTAAAAATGCTAAAGATCCATTCAGATTTACTCCTAAGCAAGAAGCATTGCTAAAAGCAAACCGTGAAGAATTCAGATATACATCTGGCTTGGAAGATAACTTAATGGATGTCTTAGAAAATAAATTTAAGGACCAAGATTTTATTTCAAACAGGGATTTATCTTTTGCACTATTCAAAGATTATGATGCGTTATCTAAAAACAGTAAGCAAACACGTGACATCAGATACTACATGGAGCATTTGGGCTTTAATACGAGTGCATTGAAAAAGATAAATGGAAAAGTAACAAGAGGATTTGAAAAGTAACAGTAGGTAACAGTAAGGTAACAGTAACTGTTACCGATCTAGAGCCCTGGGAGAGTAGTAAATACAAGCTTTGGTAACAGTATAACAGTAAATATTAGTAAAACTTTTTATTTATATTATTATGCCTTTTAAAGTTTTTGACGATTTTACTGTTACCTACAAATAAAAATATTCTAATCCATTGTGAGAGTAAGAAAAAAATAGGTAACAGTTACTGTTACCTAAGCGTAACTTTAAGAGGTAAAAACAATGAAAATTAAAAATGATAAAGAAATTGTTATTGGAAAAGCATTTGGAAGTTTTTGTGGCGAACAGGAGGTTCCCTTTTTTGTAAAAAATATTAGACAGCTGTGTTTTAACCCTTTTGAAAGTGATGAATATAAATATTCAGCAATGATTAAAACGGTTTTATCAGATGAAGATGTAAACATTCTGATAAGCAAAGAAAAATACGAGTATTTAATGGATAAATTAGGAGCAAATGACGATGAAAATTAGAAATAAGAAAACAATTACTGTTAAGGATTTAGAAGATGGAAAAATTTACTCCTTTGACGATACAAAATTGGAATATTTTGGTCAAAGAATAAATGTACAGTAAGCTTTAGTTGAATATTTTATTGATATTGAAGGATATGATACTTTAATCGTTTCAGAAGCAGACTATGAAGCATTGCAGAAATACATGGAAGAAGAACGTGATGTTGTTTGGGATGATGAAGATGATCAATGATAAAGAGTTTAGACAGAAATGCCGTGAGGTGCAGCAATGGAAAATAACAGATCATGTCCTAATTGCAATAGGATTTTCGACAAACGTAAACAGTGCAAATCTATTGAAGAATATCGAAATTTACTGACGGAAATAGCAATCATGTTTGTAGAAGATAGAATGTGAGACAAAAGTTATGGCAAAAGCAGTGTGGAAAATTGACAAGAACGGCAAGCGAACCTATGTAGGTCACGTGCCAGACAGTTATCAATTGAAAGATGGAGAGCGGTTCGGGTTACCCAATGAAGATTGGGTAGAAGTGATTAGGAATCAATGAAGGTGTAAATAATGGAGATTGAAGCTGAAAATAATAAAAAAATCAAAGTTAAGCCCGGTGATATAGTAGCTTTGGAAAGTAATCATTTTAACAATTGGACTGGTATAACAGAATACTATCTCGTAAGCCACAATAATTACCGCTATTATCTAGTAAATATAGAAACTGGCGAGATATTCATGAATACTTACCCGTCTTTAAGCAAAATAAACGATCTGGTCAGAATGGACGAAGGACATGTCTATTCTGGTAATAGTGCAAAACTAATCTTAAAAGGTAATGCCTAAAATGAAAATAGCAATTATTGTATTACCAATTATTGGCTTAATAACAGGTGTTTTAGGCGTATTAATTTTAGATATTTTTTTTGGAGAGTATACAAAGATTAAGCAAATTATCGCAATTACGTTAATTGCCATTGGCTTTATAGCAGTTATTGGTGCAGGTGCTATTGAACATTTCATGTGGTGGACTAGCTGGGGTTGGTAAAAGATGAAAATTATAACAAAAGATAATCCTAAAATTAAAGCCGGCTCAATAATTAGGACTAATCAATTAATCGGAAAAGATTCGGAATATTTAATGATTGTTGATAATCAAGACGGAACATATGCCCTAGTTGATTTAGCTAAAGGTGTAATTAAGCAGTGTAAATTTACTGGTTCCGAGCTAACAGAATTTTTATGGAATTATCCCTTTAACCGTATTTATAATTCGGACGAAATCAAATTAATTCTGGGTGATAGAAATGCCTAGTGAACACGAAATTCAAAAACAAATAATGCGTGAATTATCAATGCACAGATGTACTGTTTTCCGTACTAATGTCGGGAAAGTGTTAATGGAAAATGGCAGGTGGTTTGATACCGGATTACCAAAGGGACATCCCGATCTATATGGTTTTCGTTGGGTTGATGATCAAGTATTCTATATCGAAGTTAAATCAGCAACTGGGAAACCGCGACCGGAGCAGATTATTTTTCATAATTTTTTGAACAGTCACAATGTGATACATGGTATAGCACGCAGTACGAAAGATGCATTAATGATAGTAGATGGGGGGTTAGTAGGTTATGGATATCCCGTATAATTTAATCCATAAACTAGAAGACGAATATGGATCAATGAGCAATGTTTCTGAAAATAATGCAATTTTAAAATCAATAAGATTAAAGTTACATATTAAGCACGCTAAACGAACCAATTTTACTTACAATGATTTTAAAGAAGAAAAAATAATCGAGTATTTAAAAAAGGGTTATAGCATTTATGAAACAGCTCAATTAACTCAATCTTCTTATGCTAAGGTTAGAAAAATTAAATCTAATTATAAGTTAAAAACATTGCCAAGATTTAAATATGTAGCTATTGGAAATGAATTTAAAGTATATAGTTTGGGTTTAAGTAAATTCAAAATAATGAGTTTATCTTGTTGCAGTAATTTTACTAATACTCAAAAAGCATTAAGAGCTATGGGTTATGAGTTAAAAGAAGCCAAAGGATATTTTCATTGGTGTAACTTAAAAAAAGATGATCATTATATCATTGACAGAAATATTTACACCAAGCAATAGAAGGGACTGTGGACTGTGGGCAATGTTGATTTCTACATGATTGATATAGATCAATACCAAACAGCTGAAAAAGTGCGAAAGTTTTTTAAATATAATTTTCCGCAATATCTGGTAAGAGCTGGTTATCATCGTACTGATCTTAGCAGTCCGCAGCTTGATATCACTGGTATCTCAGCGCATGGAGGTAACAGTGCTGAACATAAGATGGCTTCAATTTTTGAAGCACAAGATAAATGCAAAGCTATCTATCACGCAATCGATGCTTGCTTTGATAGTTCACGGCAACCTTTTAGAACGATATTAAAATCATTATATATAGATGAACTAGAAAACTGGAAGGTTGCTGATAAGGTTCAATATAGTGACTCTAGATATGATGACTTAAAACGTTACGCATTATGTCAATTTGCCGATACAATAGACACATTCAAGATATACTATGATGTTAATTTCCCTGAACTCAAGGTTTTTAAAAAATCGGATGAAAGTCGGGGAAAAGTCGGTGACTGATCGGGGATTGCGAGTGCTATATTAGTATCATCAAGAAAAAAATAATTCTTGATAGCTATTAACAGTTTTTAAATTTTTAATCCTTCTTAAAAGAGTTCTGGCAATGGTTGAAACTAGGTTCGAATCCTGGTGCCAGAATATGAGCGTGAATAGTTACTGATACGGCAGTCAAGTTATATTAATGAAAGGACTAGACCTATTGGCATCAGGTGCGATTCCTGACACGTTCTTAAATATCTCACGGCAAGAATGCTGTGGGATATTTTTTGTTAGGAGAAAGCAATGAACTCGAATGAAAAAGCAATGATCAATAGATATAGAAAAGATAAACGCAAGATTGAAAATGACTGGCGTAAAGTTAATAAAGACATGTGGAGGTTAATTAAGTATGTTCAACAATATTTGGAATGCATTGAGCAGTAACATCTGGCCATTCACGGTTGCAATACTTAATCTGTGGGCATTTGGCAAAGCAATATGGTTCGTGATTACTTTTATCGTTGGGGTGATCAAAGGTGCCAAGGATTAGAAACTGTCGTGTTTTTGGATGCAAAGCTCCAGCATTTGTTCCGAATCATTATTGTGCAAAGCATATTGCTAAAGAAGAAGAGTATCGACAAGAACGGGCAAAGTTCGAGCATCGATATTCAACTCCACAATCAAAAGAGTCACGTTGGAAATACAACCATGTTACACGCTATCGCAATGAAACTAAGGCTAAACAGAATAAGTTCTATCACACTAGGCAATGGCAAAGGTTTCGTAAGATAGTATTCGAAAGAGATTATCACATGTGTCAGTATTGTAAAGCACGTGGTGTAATTAGAGAAGGAAATATCGTTGACCACGTTTTGCCGGTTGAATTATTTCCTAATCAAATGAAAGACATCGACAATCTGGTTACGTGTTGTTCTAACTGTCACTATTGGAAAACAAGATTTGAAGAAAAATACTATGGCACTGGGTTGCATGCTAAGGCAACAAATAATCCACCACTAACTGATTTGAAATTAATTGCCGAGCTAAGTGACAGAATAAAAACGCAAAAATAATTTTCATCCCCGCCCCCATCAACGGTTGGCGAGGAGCCGCAACAAGTGGTGTTCGCTTATGAGACGGACACTTTTTTAATATTTTTTGAAAGGGGGGGTCAAACTGACAAAGGTTGATTTAACAGTATCGAAAGTGCCTGAAACATCGCCAAAGTGGCTTGGAAAATATGGCAAAGTTTTATATCCGAAAATAGCAGCTTATTTAAATAAAAATTCTAAAATAATCCGGGCAGATGAATATTTAGTCCAAGAATACTGCTCTGCATACGATATTTATCGAATTGCATACGCTGACATTCAAGAACACGGAATTCAACAAGCGGTTTACAAAACCGCCGTTAGTCCATTAGATGGTAGTGTGGTCAGCAGAGATTTTTCAGGCTACCGTAAAAATCCGGCTTATCAGATGATGTCGGACTCTCTTTCGAAAATGAATCAAATTGGTAGAGAGCTAGGATTAAGCCCTAAGGCCAGGTCGCAAATGATGGAACTTAATTCTCCGAATGATAAGAATGAGGAATCTGTCGACGATCAATTAAAGGAGTTTTTTAAGTAATGAAAATCGATTTAACACAGACTCATGATGTAGATGGGGCTTATCAGTCTATTGACTGGACAGAGATAAAAAATGATTATACTGATCCCGGAACCAAATATTGCTTTGATGTTTTAGATAAAAAAATACAAGCAGGCTATGATATTAAGTTAGCTTGTTTTAGGCACCTTAGAGATTTGCAAAGACAAAAAAAACAAGACTTTCCTTATCATTATTCGATTGAAGAAGTTCAAAAAATTTTAAAATTTGCTTCTGTTTGTCCAGAAGTTAAAACAAAGAAGCCTGTTAAATTAATGGCGTGGCAGAAATTTGTTTTATCAATGCTCATAGGGTGGAGAAATCAAATTGATGATAAGAGATTTACTAGAGCTATTGTATCGGTAGCTCGTCACAATGGTAAAACCTATCTAATGTCTATAATTACAATTTACAGTTATCTAATAGAGAGTCTTGGCGAATCAAGCCAGGATTTTTTAGTTAGTTCAATAAATGCAAAGCAAACTAGTAAATTGATGAGCTATGTAAAACAGATGCTTATCAATTTATCAACTAAACCACCTTTTCAAAGCTTAATTGAAGATTTAGGGATAAATCAAAAATCATTAGCATCTCAATCAGAAATTGTGGTTTCGCCCAAAACTTTTAATAAGATTGTTGCTGTGACTTATGAATCTGGCCAATATGATACTAACCATTATAAGACAGCTATTGGTGATGAGTTTGCTGATCCGAAAGTTGATACTACTGACAAAATTTCAAGAATTACCTCTGGGCAAGTTGATGTTTCCAATAAGCAATTTATCCAAATTTCTACAGCGTATGAAAATCCAACAGTACCGTTTAGAAAAGATGAAAAAAATATCATTCACGCAATGGAGAAGGATTTTGAAAGAAATGGTGATACTTATTTAGTTTTAAATTGGTCGCAAGATGATGAGAATGAAATATATTCCCCTGAAACATGGGAAAAGAGCAATCCCTTATTAGGAATGCCAGAAAAGCGAGAAAAGCTTAGGCTTGATTTGCAAAATGAACGTGATGATGCCTTAATGTCGGGCGACTTGGTTAAATATCAAAATAAATCAATGAATGTTTGGACTAAACAATCAACTGCCAGCTTTCTAAATTTAAAAGATATCGAAAACGCCATTGATGATGATTTTAATATTGACGATCGCCAAGTCTACATCGGATTGGATTATTCGATGTTTTCTGATAATACAGCAATTGGATTTGTTTATCCTTATCAAAACAGCGAAGGTCAACCACGGTGGCATGTGGCACAGCATAGTTTTATACCATGGCAACAAGCTGGATCACTTGAAGCTAAAGAAAGGCAAGACGGCATTGCTTATCGTGAGTTTCCAGAATATTGTTCAATAACAGCTCATCCAAAGGGGGTTATTAATCCCGAACAAGTTTATCGATGGCTTTTAAATTACGTTGAACAACATAATTTAAAGGTTATTTTTTTGGGATATGATCGTTGGGGAAGCTATCAAGTACAAAACGTTATAGAAAGTTTAAATTCTAATACAGGATGGCTAATACAAGACGTTGCTCAAGTTACAACTAAATTGACTAATCCTACTAAATTTTTACAAGAAAATTTTATTACTGGGAAAATAACTCGTTTCAATGATCCAATTCTTGAAAAAGCATTAATCAATGCTTCTATTAAAGAAGATAAAGTTGGTATTCAAGTTGTTAAAGATAAGGCTACTTTTAAAATTGATGTGGTTGACGCGCTGATTGATGCGATGTATCAAGGGATGAACCATTTTGAAGAATATGGTTTGATTAATGATAAATCTACTGAAGTCGATCGAATGACTGAAGATCAGGTGTTAGAGTGGTTTAAAGATCCTGATTCAGGATTATTAGGAGATGAAGATGATGATTGGTAAATTATTTAAATCAATTTGGAAAATAATTGATGTCATTTTATATTTGGCTGCGTGTGTCTGCTTTACGTATGGCGCTTTTTTATTTAATCAAATAGCAGGCTTTATTGTATTGGGCTTAGTCTTATTAATTTCAGCTTATTTGACCGAGCTTGTGCCCAAGAAAGGAAGTGATAATTAGTGCCAATCTTTAATTGGGCGGCCAAAAACGTGAGAGCTGCTCCACAACCAGCATTTTCGTTAAGTGAAGACGGGGATGCAGTTAATTTTTTAATTGCTAAATCTAATGGTTACGTTTCAGCTGATAAAGCGTTAAGAAATTCTGATATTTTTTCATTGATTATGCAGTTGTCAGGTGATTTAGCATCTGTTCAGTTAAATGCTAATAGCGATAGAACACAATCATTACTTAAAAGCCCCAGTCAAACAGCTGACGGTTTTTCTTTTTGGCAATCGATGTTTGCACAGTTACTTTTAGACGGTAATGCTTATGCCTACCGATGGCGAAACAAGAATGGTGTAGATTTGCGCTGGGAATATTTAAGACCGTCACAAGTTCAGCCAATGCTATTAGAAGATGGCTCTGGTTTGGTCTACAACATTAATTTTGATGAACCGGTCTATGGAACCTTTAGCAACGTACCGCAAGTTGACGTTATTCATATTCGATTGATGTCAAAAAACGGCGGTATGACTGGAGTATCGCCACTTACAGCATTAGCTAATGAATTGGACATTAAGGATGCATCTAACGATTTAACAAAGTCTGCGTTAAAGCAGTCAGTAACTGCTAATGGCGTTTTGTCAATTACACATGGCGGTAAGATTGATGAACGCATGAGAGCCGCGCGTTCCCGAAGATTTAAAAAGCAGTTGGATCATAGTGATGGTGGACCAATTGTTATTGATGACCTTGAAGATTACAAGCCTTTGGAAATCAAGTCCAATATTGCTCAATTATTGAGTCAGGTTGATTGGACCGGCAAGCAGGTGGCTAAAGTTTACGGTATTCCAGACAGTTATTTGAATGGCCAGGGCGATCAGCAATCAAGCCTCCAAATGATGGGCAGTCAATATGCACAGGCACTTAATCGTTACGTTAAACCAATAGTTAGTGAGTTAAACAGGAAGCTGAACGCTACTATTACAGCCGATATTAGACCAGCTATTGACGCTACTGGAGATGCATTTGCTGATACGATTGCAGGATTATCTAAAAATTATGCATTATCTGGCAACCAGGCTGCATTTGTGCTTAAACAGACCGGTTATTTACCAACCAATCTACCTAAAGCTGATAAGGAAGGAGGTGAATTGAATGAAAAAGATAGAAATCAAAGGGCCAATAATTGATGATATGTATGGCGAGTTTGTATCTTTTCTAGGTGATTCTAGTTTTGTGTATCCGGCTAAAATTAAAAAAGAACTAGATGATACTAATGATGATGTTGTTATTGAAATCAATAGTAGAGGTGGTTATACTTCTTCGGCTGCAGAAATTTATACGATTTTAAAGCAATACCAAGGTAACGTTGAAGTTCATGTAGTTGGAGAGGCCGATTCAGCTGCATCTATTATTGCGATGGCAGGTGACAATGTATTAATGTCACCAATGGCCATGATGATGATTCATCGAGCATCAACTGATGCTTCTGGTAATGCCGATGATTTGGCTAGTGGTAAGCAGGCACTTGATGAGTTAGACCAAAACATTGTCAATGCTTATGCAACCAAAACGGGCAAAGATGAGCAAGACATTTTTAATTTAATGGCAAAAACAACCTGGATGAATGCCAAAACAGCGGTTCAAGAAGGCTTTGCTGATGGCATTATGGAATTTGAAAATGATAATGTTAAGCAAAACTACATTGCAAAGCCGATGCTTAACGCAACTATGATGATTCCACATTTTAAGGCAGAAAAAATATTGGAGATTGAAAAGCTTATTGGTGAAAGCCAGAAGCGGAAAAATCAAAAACCAAAAGTTGAAGAAACTAAGAAAGATGATAAGACCAAACTTGTAAATTACAAGCTTGGTCTTTTGTTTGGAGGTAAATAATTTAATGGAAAATAATATTAATACATTAGCTACCGCTCGAGATGAAGCAGGTAGCAAAGTTGAAGAATTGCAAAACAAGCGCAATGAGATGGCTGTCAAAATGGTGGCAGATCCAGATGCTTTTTCTGATGAAGAGATTAATAAGATTTCAAACGAATTAACACAAGCTATAAAGGTTAGAGATTTTGCACAGAAAGCATTAGATGAAGAACGTACTAATCTCAAAACACCTTCTCCAGTAGGTGGTGACAATCCTGGAAAATCTGAAAAGGCAGTTGCGTTTGAAAAAGCTAAGAAAATTACTAATCAGTTTGTTTCAGATTTCAAAAACATGGTAACTTCAAAAGTTTTACCAGAAGGCTCAGAAACTGAAGGTCCAAATGCGGGATTAACCATTCCTGTTGATGTTCAAACTGCAATTAATACACTCAAGAGATCGTTCACTTCATTAGAAGGTTTGGTTAATGTTGAAAACGTTAGTGTTTCAAGTGGCAGTCGTGTTTATGAAAAGTTAAGTGATGTCACACCATTTGATAATTTGGACGACGAAACAGCTGAAATTGGTGACAATGATGATCCAAAATTGACTATCGTCAAATATGTAATTCACCGCTATGCAGGAATTTCTACTATTACTAATACTTTACTTAAAGATTCGGCGGAAAATATTTTAGCGTGGATCGAAAACTGGATCGCCAAGAAAGATGTAATCACACGCAATGGTCAGATTCTTGAAGTTCTAAATAATGGTGTTGCTAAGCGGATTCCTAAAAAGGTATCAATTACTGATTTTGATGGCATTAAGGATTTAGAGAACAATACACTTGATCCATTAGTTGAAGCAACTTCAAGCTTTATCACTAATCAATCTGGCTTTAATGTATTATCTAAAGTTAAAGATGCTGAAGGTCGGTACCTGATCCAACCAGATCCAACTAATCCTGATATTAAAAGGATCGAAGGCCATACCGTTACGGTAATTACTGATAGATTTTTACCTGATATTAATGGTGCTCATCCACTCTATTACGGCGATTTTAAGATGGCAATTACGCTTTTCGATTATCAAAGAATGACCTTGATGACAACTAAAGAAGGTGCTGGTGCCTTTGAGCGTGATTTAACTAAAATTCGGGTAATTGATCGTTTTGATGTTGAATTAATTGATGATGGTGCCTACGCAATTGGTACGTTTAAAACAATTAAGGACCAAGCATCAAATGTGATTGCTAATAATCCAGCAGCTGGTAAGTAATCATGACTACTTTTTTGAAAGTAGATGATGAGCTAAAAAGAACACTTGGTTTTCTGCCGGATGATGAATTACTGGATGAGCAATCTCTGAAAAGGATTGAAACAGCATTAACTGCGGCAGAAATTTACGTACAAAATGCAATTGGTCAAGGTGATAAGTTCTATCAGAAAAAGGATGTGGCCCCGCTTTATAAGATTGCATGTTTTGCAATCGCGGCTAATCTGTTTAATCATCCGAGCTCTGCCACATCAAGCACTACCGCTATGGCAATCATTGGTCAGATGCGTGGTGCCTACGCTGTGTTTAGAGAGGAGCAAGAAAATGGTTCAACTTCAGAATCCAGACAGACTAACACAGACGATTAAATTCGGCACTATCGAAGATAGTGAAGATATTAATGGCGTCCCAACTAGAGATTTTTCGCAGATTGGCAAGCCTACATTGTGTGGACGATGGAGCCTAACCACTAATCAAGCAATTCAAATGGCAGGGCTAGATCAAACTCAAAGTTTTATCGTTGTTGTTCATCATAGAGAAAACTGGTCAGGTATTACTCATGCAAAGTTCAGCAATGAGTTATATCAGGTTTCTAATATTAACCAAGATCCATATCGCAATCCAACGGCTTACGATTTAATCACATTAACGAAAGTGAGTGATGCGAATGGCTAATGACCTTGATGATAAGCTTGATAATTGGTTTAAGTTAGTTGAGAAAAAGTACGATCTAACTGCTGAACAGAAAAGCAAGATTACGGGTGCTGGCGCAGCTGTATTCGCTGAAGCGCTGAAAAAGAACACGCCAGTTAGCTCGGAGCATTACAGCTCGGGACGATCTGTTGGTCACACAAATTGGAAGCATAATGAGCGTCCACGTAAAACTAAGCACTTAAGGGATTCAATTACCTTCAAGCCAGGCTTTACTAGCGGTAAAGTTCACTCAGGCAATACTACCGTTGGTTTTGATAGTAAGTATCAAGCAATGGTGGCTAGGTATGTTAACAATGGCACGGCAGGCATGAGTCCTAAAGAAGTCAAGAATATGCACTTCATTGAAAAATCACAGTTAGAATCTAAAAATGCTGTTCTAATGGCAGAAGCTAAGGCATTTAAGGAAGTGATTAAATGACCGTAGCAAAACAGGTGGTTGATGAGCTTAATTCAGCTGGAATTGATGGCTTAGGTAAAGCTTATTCATTCTTAATTCCGGCCAGTTCATTAAATTCGGAAACAAAAGCATTAATTGCCGTTTCTGAAGTTATGCAATTGCCGGCAGAACACGGTAGTAACACTTACAATCAATTAGAAACTAGGATACAGGTCAAAATCTGTTATCCGAAAAACTGTCATATAGATGCAGAGGATTTTGAAAAATCAATCGCGTCTTTTTTTACGCAAAAAGATTGGCTTAGACAGCCAGATAACGGTCACTATCTTGACGAGCAGAGCCGGATAGAGATCGATTTGTTTTTTACAAGGAGAAATTAAATGGAAATTACAGGTTTAGATGACATCATTGTTTGGATGTGTGATGCTGACGAAAAACTAAAGACGGACCCAGACAATGGAGGTTTTACTTACAATGGTGATAAAGGGAAGGTTTTTGATCCGGTTACCGGGGAAGAGTTAAAGGGATTATTTAAGATTGATTTACTTTCTTCACGTGGTGCAACGCAAGCTAATATTTCTGGATTAGCCCCAACAGTATCACGTGTATATGGCTCAAATGCGGTAGCTGAAGTTAATACTGGTACAGAGCAGCCAACAATTGCTTTAGCAGCAAACGATATTCCACACGAGATTTATGATTTACTAACCGGTTTACAAAAAGACAAGTTCGGTGGATACGCGCGTAGTGGTAAGTCGAATCCAATTACCGGCGGTGTTATTGCTCACTCCCAGAATACTCGTTCTAAGATTGATCTATACTTTGGCTTTCCGATGGGCGTTTTCGTACCAGGGGAATTAAACATGCAAACCGATACAGAAAATCCAAGTGTGGTACACGATGCATTAACACTTAATGCACAAGCCCGTGGTACAGACTTACTTCTTTATGAAAAGTTCTATTCAAATGAAAAAGATTTCAATTTTACGAACATGATTAAGTACCTTACTAATCAGACAATCACAGATAGTACAGCTGGTAATAAAACGCCCACTGATACTAAAGGTAATCCACTATCCGATAAGTAATTAGTAGATGGGTGGGTGAGGAGGTAATATTGTTATTAAAGAACGGTTGACAGCCGTTCTTTTTTCTTTCGAAAGGAAAATAAAATGTCAGTAAAAGTTAATGGTAAAAAATTACATTTAACAACGTTTGAAGTTCCGACCACCGGGGCAAATATTAGAAAGTGTCTAGTTGCTCAACGCGACTTCGCGAAAGTGAATCAAACGATTAGCAACGTGGATTTAGAAAATGATGAATCGATCATTAATTCGTTGGACGCTCAGATTAAGTTAATTGATACTTATACAGACTTTTTAAAACCAATTCTTAAGCTTTCTAATGATCAGGTTAAGAAAGTTGAAGATTCAGATTTTTCAGATGTAGTAGATTTTGCAAATGAGGTAATTGAAAAGGTTTTAGGTTTCGATTCTGACAAAAGCAAGGAATCAGAGTCTAAGTGATGATGATCCGGTTCATGCATATGAACAGATGATTGAAGACTTCGATTATTCAGAACAGCAGATGATCGTATTTGCTCATATGTCGCTCAAGGAATTCGAAGAAACGGATTATTATCGACTAATTGAAGTTATGAATGCGAAACCACGTGATAAGCGGCCTAAGACTCTGTGGGAATTTGCTGAAGAAATTGACAGGAAAGGAGGTAATTAGATGGCAGGTAATATTCCGGTTGGCGGTATGGAGACCGATATTACTCTTAATGGTACACAGCCAGTTAGGACTCTTAAGGAGTTACGCCAAGCGGTTACTAATGCTACATCTGCTTGGAAAGCACAGAGAGCCGAATTAAGTTCTGTAGGAAAGTCGACTGAAGCTGCCAAGGCTAAGTTTGAAGGCTTAAAGACCACGATTGATAAGCAGAAAGAATACATTTCCGGCTTAACTAGGGAGCAAAAAAATCTGGTTGATGCTCAGAAGAATGTTGATCGTTCAACTGAAGCAGGGAAACAGCAGTATGCAAAATATGGTGAGCAGATTGCAAAAAGCGAAGGTCAAATTAAGCGTGCGGAGACCAGGTTAACTTCTTTAACTAGTCAACAAACTAAAGCCAAGGATTCATTAAGGTATTACGAATCAGGATTGGCTAAACTTCAAAATGATTATAGAAATTCATCAGAATCATCTCGAATATATATTTCTAGATTAAAAGAAGAACACAATCTTTTTCAATCTAGTCAAGCAAAAATGAATTCTTATCGCTCAGGTATTAGCAATTTAACTGAGCAATTAAAAAAGCAAGAAGCCGAATTAAAACGAGTTGGAGCAGAGTCAGGTAAAACTAGTGATGCTTATCGGAAGCAAGAAAATCGTGTAAACAAAACCGGACTGTCGCTAGCTGAATTAAAGAATAAGCAAAAAAATGTAAGAGCTGAATTCAATAAATTTCATCCAACTGGTATTGCAGTTGCTGATAAAGCGATTAGTAAGCTTAAGATTAATTCAAGTAAATTAGGTCAATCATTAAAATCTTCGTTTGAAAAAGCCAAAGTCGCTAGTGCCGCTCTGGCAACTGGTATTGCAGGAGTCGGTGCATTTGCAATTAAGGGTGCAAAAGAAGCTGGCTCTTTACAGAAAACATTAACTGAAAATACTAACTTATTAGTAACATCTGGCGAGAAAACCAAAGATGTGACTAAAGAAGTTGCAGAGATGCAAAAAGATGGTCGTAAATATTCAATTCAGTATGCGGAATCTCAGCAGAACATTGCTGAAGGTTATCAAGAGCTAATCAAGCGTGGTTATGATGGTCGGCAATCGTTAGGGGCAATGAAGTCCATTCTTCAGGCTTCAAAAGCATCAGGAGACAGTTTCGCTGATACGATGCAAGTTACTACTTCTGTACTTGAAGCCTTTGGTATGAGAACCAGTTCAACCGCTGGTATGTTGCGTAACACACGGATTGTTGCAAATAAATTGGCAATGGCAGCAGACGCAACAGCGACTGATTTCAAATCCCTGGGTATTGGTATGAACTATGTCGGTACTTCTGCAAAGACAGCTGGTAGGTCACTAACTGATACAGCCAGTGCAATGGGTGTTCTTTCTAACGCTGGATTAGAGGCACAACAGGCGGGTACTGGTTTGCGAAAAATTTTGATTAGTTTGCAAACACCGTCTAAGTCGGGTGCTAACGCGCTAGAGAAGTATGGCATGTCGGTTTCTGACTTTAAAGATAAAGCTGGAAAACTGAAACCAATTTCTGCGATTTTTAAAGAAATATCAGATCATGTACCTAAAGCTGATCGGTCTAACTTTTTCCATAATGTATTTGGTACAACTGGACAAAACGCAGCCGCCATTTTGGCAAGCAACACAAAAGAACTAGAGCGCGTCAACAAACAGGTTGCAGGTGCTTATCAAAATGATTACGTTGGCAAACTAGCCAACAAAAATATGAAAGCTACCAAAAACCAAGAGAAACAATTCCATGAAGCAATTGATGCAGTTAGAATTGACATAGGTACTGCAATGATGCCAGCTTTATCTAAAGCTTCAACATCAATGGTTAAAGTGTTTAATCGTCCTTCAACAATGAAGGGGATTAAAAAAATTGCCGAAGGAATTGCTACTATTGCAAATAAAATTGCTGACCTAATTAGCTGGTTGGGAAAAAGTAATAACTTTGAAAAAGTAACTAATTTTGGCAAAGTGATGTTAGCTGCTTTCGCAAGCTATAAATTAATTAGTGGTATTGCTAAAGTAAAACGATCTTTAGCAGATCTGTTTGATAACACCATAATTAGTAAAGGTTTTAGCAAAGTTGGCTCTTTGGCAAAAGCTGGGGTAAGTAAGGTTGGTAAGCTTCTACTTTCTGGTTTTAAAAATGCTGGATCAAAATTAGCATCTTTAGGATCTAAGTTTGGAAGTGCATTTTCTAAAGTGCTAAGTAAAACTGGTGCTTTAATAAAAAGCAGTGCAAAATCACTTGTTGAGGGGCTGAAGGAATTAGGTCCCAAATTATCTGCTTTAGGAGAAAAGTTAGCCAAGACTTTTTCTAACGCCTTTAATAAATCGGTTAATTTTGGAAAGGGGCTCTTTGGCAAAGGAGAAGGAGCTGGTAGACTAACAGGTTTATTACAATCAGCACATTCAGCAGGTGGATTTAGCAATTTAACCACTGCTGGAAAAATTGGTACTGCTGCAACAGGTGCAGGCGTTGCTATTGATGCAGGATCGAACTTTTTTAATGCTTATAAAGACAGACATTCAGCTGACAAGAGAAGCCAAGATATTGGCAAAGGAATTGGTGCAGGTATTGGTGGCGGTATCGGACTATGGTTTGGTGGTCCGTTAGGTGCTGCAGTTGGTTCAGAGATTGGTAAAGTTGTCGGTGGCTGGGGTGGTCAAGCTGTCAATAAGTTCACTAAAGGCTGGCAATCTAAAAAGCCACCTAAGAATTTTTGGAGCTTAGAAAATTTAGGCTGGTCATCTCATTCAATGTGGAATGGATTCACTAAAAGTGTTGGTCAAACTATTAATTGGTTCAAGAAAAACTGGAAAGAAATTGGCGTTTACTTCATTAGTCCAATAGCTGGTGGTATTAATTCGCTGTATAAACACGATCCAAAATTCAAAAAATGGGCTAATGGTTTAGCTAAAGATTTCAAAAACGGCTGGAAAGGTACCGAAAAGTGGTTTTCTAATTTAGGAAAGAGCATTCAAAAATCATGGAAGGGTATGACATCCTGGTTTACGAAACTGGGAAAGAACATGTCCAAAGGGATAAAGTCTTCCTGGAAAAATGTGTCTAATTGGTTTTCTGATATTAGCAAGAAAGTTCAGAAATCCTGGAAAGGCATGACTTCATGGTTTACTAAGCTTGGCAAAAACATGGCTAATGGAATTAAATCTGCTTGGAAAGGGATATCCAGCTGGTTTGATGGCATTGGCAAAAAAGTCCAAAAGTCTTGGCAAGGCATGACTAGCTTTTTTGGAAAGATTGGTAAAAATACTGTTAGTTTCTTTAAAAAGCCATGGGCGTCAATTACTAATTGGTTTTCTGGAATTATAGATGATATTCAAAACACTTGGAATGGCTTTTTTGATGGTATTAGTAAAGGCCTTGGCTCGCTCAGTAAAATAAAAATTGGTGATTTTCATTTTGCCAACGGGACTGATTGGAAAAAGCGCTATGGTGTGCCAGCAGTCCTTAATGATGGCAATGACAGTCCTCAAACTGGTAATCGTGAAGGAATCTTAAATCCTGATGGTTCAGTGGAAATCGTTAATGGCCGTTTCGTAAAGCGGTGGTTATTGCCGGGACAAGATGTTATCAAAGCTAGTGACATGGCGAAAATGTTTGGTAAAGCCAATCATTTCGCTAATGGAACTGTTACCATCAAGCAAAAAGAAAAGAATTATAAAAAGGAATTAGATCGTCTAGGCGATAAGATTTCTAAGACAATTAAAGATGGCAATTTACAACGTTCAAAAGAACTAACTGCTGAATTCAATAAAATCAGTAAAAAATATTCAGCGCTTAAGAAATCGACTAAAAAGACCGACCCACATAAGGGAAAGACATTAGTTGACCAGGGACTATTAACTGGTGCTGACAGGCGGATTAGTCATTCCGTTTGGATTAGCGATAAGTTATTCAAGCAATTAACTACTGCACCAAAAGCTACTAAAAAAGCAACTCGGCGAACAGTAACCACCAGACGAACGGGTACAAGAAAATCATCAGCTACCAGCTTAAGAGGTGGTTCTTCTTCAATTTCAACTGCTGGTATTAAATCGAAATCGGTTAAGATTTCAGCAAAAGTCAGTGGTACAAAATCTGTTAATGCGCTAGCTAAAGCAATTAAAAAGATTAAAAATACCAAGAAAAAGGTAACTGTTAAGGTTAGTGGGGCAAAATCGCTTAAATCTTTATCTAAAGCAATTAAAACTGTTAATAAAGAATTAAAGACGCTAACTAAAACTGCTAAAAAGAACAATGTTGCTAAAGCTTTTAGCTCCATGTCTGATAAATCTGTCAAAGAATTTAAGTCGATGGGTAAATCGATTGACAAGGAAGCTACCAGCATTCAAAAAGATACTGATAAAAAGTTTTCTACTATGCAGAAGAAAATTGAATCCAGCATGAAGAACATCAATTCTGGTGTCACTAAGCTAGCTAAGTCTACTGCTAGTGGTTTTAAAAACGCACTTCATAAAATGATCGGCTACGCTGAAAGTGACATGAAGGGCACAATTAATGCTTTAAATCGTGGTATTAAAGGAATTGATAAAGTTCTAGAACAATTTGGTGGAAATAGCTCAGTAATTAAACCAGTTAAATTTGCAAAAGGTACAGTTAATGGCGCATTAGCTCATGATACTTTAGCAATGGTTAACGATGATCAGTATGGCCCAAGACAAGAAGCTATCGTTCGTGGAAATAATCTGTTAATCCCACATGGTAAAGATAGAATTATACCTTTACAAAAGGGTGACCAAGTCCTTAACGGTTTGCAGACACAAGAATTAGCGAATAGTTTTGGTTTACCTCATTTTGCTAAAGGCTCTGGTATGCGCCACAGTGCTTTGCGCAAATTAGCTGAAAGGAGTTTGAAAAATTACGCCAACAGTTTCAAATCAATGTTTACTAAAAATGTTGATGCAAAAGGTACGAATGTCGAAAAAGGCTTTACAGATTTAGGCAATCGATCATCAACGGAGTATGGTAATAAATGGTCACAGGCCATGTGGACAGTTATTGAAAATGCAATCGGTGATGGTATTGGCCACGGCGGTACTCGTGAAGCATTTCTGAAATATGCTGAAGATAACTTTACTGGCGTCAAATATGTAATGGGCGCCGCATCTAAGCTTGCAAGTGACTGTTCTGGGATGGTATCACAGGCATTAAAACACTTTGGCGTTAATATTGGCCGTACCACGGTAGCAATGCAAGAATCAAGCGGCGTTCAGTATTTAGGAAAATCATTATCCAAGACTGAGCCAGGCGACTTAGTAATATTTGGTCATGGTTCCGGAGCTGCAGGTCACGTGGGTATTATTAAAAACCCGCAAAAAGGCACAATGTTTAATGAGACGCCACCTAGTGCACGTGTTTCACGAATTTCAGATGGGGCTTCAATGGGCTATGGCTTCTATCGAGTAAAAGGTCTGCATGATGCCAAAAGTAAAAAGGACAATGGTCCAAGTAAAAGTTTATTAAATTTGGCAAAAAAGGAGTTGGGCGCTAGTGCAATTAAATGGATCAAGAAAAATCTGAGTGAAGCAATCAGTTCATTTAAGATTTCGGGCGACATTGGAACCAGAGCTGGGGTTTTAGCGAAAGCATTAAAACAGTTAGATCCAAAAGCAACTAAAAATGGTATTACTGCTATTCTGGGTAACTGGATGTTTGAGTCAACACTTAACCCTGGTGCCGTCAATTCTAGTGGTGGAGCTAGTGGTCTAGGTCAATGGCTAGGCGGACGTCTAACCAACTTAAAGGCGTTTGCTAAAAAGCATGGAAAATCATGGAAAGACCCGGCTACACAGCTATTATTCGCACTCAAGCATGACGGCTCTGATAGTAATATTTTCAAATCTGTTTTAGAGGGCAATGGTAGTGTTGCTTCATTAGCGGCCAAATTTTCACAAATGTGGGAACGTGGCGGATATACAGCGCAGCACGTTGCTGGTGCTCAGCAGATAGCTTCTTCGATACCTAAGTTTAGCAATGGTGGTATTGCTAATAGACCTTCTATCTTTGGCGATGCGGGTGCAGAAATGGCTGTACCATTGGTTCCAACAAAAGCTACGCGCGCATGGGAGCTCATTGGTAAAGCGATTGGCATCTTATCCGCCCAGAGTGGTTTTGGTAATCAGCCAATAGTTGATTCTAAAGAAAAGAAGGAGGAAAAAGATTTCAGACAAGCAGTTTTATTGCTATTAGAAAGACTTGTTAATAAAGATAATTCAGCAAATATCACATTAACAACTCCAGAAGGCCGAACGTTGTGGTCTGTTGTTGAACCGTTTTATAAAGAGAATGAACGTGCAAATCAAATCAAGCAAAGGAGGGGATTAAGCGGTGGCTTCTAGTGATTTTTCCGGTTTGATTTATCAAAATAAATCTTCTTTAGATTTAGGTATTAAAGTGCAATATCCGTTAGATCCAGTCTATCCCGTGCCTGATTTAGAGGTGACGCATATTACTGGACGTTCAGGTGACTTTTTACAAGATAATGACGCGTATCAGAATGTGACACGCGTTTTTAATTGCATAATTAATCGGCCAATTGATATTTCTCAATTTGATTGGGAAAGAGAATTAATTGATTGGCTAGCTAGTCCGGTACTTGAAGGCAGGAGACAATATGAATTCTTGCAATTCGATATTGACCCTGAATATGCCTATAACGCGATCATGCAGACACCGCCAACAATTAATTGGGACCCTAACCAATTAAATTATGGAACTGGTCAGTTGTCGTTCTATTGCGAGCCATTTCAGTACCGTGTTGACGGGATTAATTACATTAATCTGCCAGATAATGGCATTGTGTATAATTCAGAATCACGCGTGGCTGTACCCAACTGGCATTTTGTTGCTAAGGGCTCATTTGTTTTGAATGTTAATGACCTAAATTATCAGTTTGACAATATGAGCGGTGAATTTTGGCTTAACGGCGACACCGGGGACACTTACGACAAGGACAATAACTTATTCAACAATCAGACACATTTTCCGAATTTATTACCACCAGAATTACCAAGCGGCGAAAATAAAATTTCAATTACGGCAGATGATGGCGTAATTACGAGAGCTGAATATATGCCAAGATGGAGGCGATTGATCTAATGGCATTAATAACTGTAGGTAAGATTCCAGAAACTGATTACAGTGTTTATGATTATTTTTTAGATTATCCTCACTGGTATCAAAGCGTTAATAGTGATTTTTCTACGCCCGGCTTAACACTAAGTGATGCAGTTAGTTGTTTGACAACATGGAATGATAACCAATATCCAACGCTGCAACTTACTTATCCACGTGATGGCATTCACGCCAAAAAGTTGAAAGAAAATACCTATATTATGGCTGATATTAATGCCAAATTCGTTCATCAGATATTTAAAATTGTGCATACACAACCTGAAGATAAACAAATGATAGTTACTGCTAACCACATTTCTTCTACACTTAATGATGCAACTGTTCCGGATGGAATCCAGATTGTTTCAGGAACTGCGCAAGATTTGATGAACCAGGTACTTAACACAATGCAGCCAGCTAAGGACTTTACCTTTGACAGTGATATAAACACTGTTAGCAATATTAATGTTGAGAAAGGTCAGCAGGCAGGCTCAATCCTAATAGATCCCGATGCCGAAGGCGATACAGCTGTTCAATCTGTTTTAGGGCTATTCGGCGGAGAATTAGAGTTTGACAATTTTGATATTCATCATTCAAAACAAGCCGGTACCGATACAGGTATTATTGTCGACTATGGTAAAAACATTCAATCTATTAGTCAGGACAGAAACATCGAAAACATGTGGACTGGTGCCGTATTTGTCGTAACCTATACACCAGGTCAAGCGATTGCCACCGAAGATAATACTGATTGGAACAATTGGGAATCTGATTATTCAAGCGTGGCCAGTGTTTATATGGCAGGTGGTTCAGTTAACATTTATGACTCACCAGTTGAAGGGCAAAGGTTGATTGGCTCGTTAAACAATAATGACAAGGTTAACCTAGGTACAGTTGTTCACGATGGCGATTTTACACCAGATGGAAAATATCAAATTAACACTGTAAACGGTGATGATTGGTACCCAATCAAAGGTGGCGGCTGGATTGATGCCAACTGGCTTAATTTTGATAAGAGTGGTGATTACCTGGTTAACAATGTAACCGGTGATGCCGTTATTAAGGGTGACGATATTAACGATGAATCTGGTGCAGGCACTAGAATTAGCATGTCAGGGACAGCGGTCGTTGCCTACAAAGAAGGTGGCATTATCCACGGCTACTACGCACCAGATATCGGACCTAGTCATTATCGTACAGGAACAACTTATAAAAATGGTACAGTTGTACACTACGATATGGCCGAGCGTAACCAGAACGGTGATATTTGGTACAGAATTCGCGATCATGAATGGCTATATGGTCCACATTTGTCACTGAGTCAGGAGGGTGCCTATAAAGAATATAACAACTCTGGCTACGGTACGATTAAGGATGGTGCTGTCAAGTATCATTGGGATGCTAAAAAGCATGAAATGGTTCCAACTGAAACTACTGTTGTAACTCATGGCAAAAGCAAAAAGCCCTACCGGTATGTTAAAGGCAAGAAAATACCCAACAAATCTTACTGGAAAGAAAAAGAGAAGAAAACTAAGGTAAAAGCCCATGCCGGCAAAGCTACAATTGATAAAACTATTGTGCAAAATGGTAAAACCTACCACCATACGAAGTATGGTTGGGTGAGCTCAAGCTCGATTGACTATCATAAGAACGGGATGGTTAAACCGAAATCGTGGGATGAAATATTAAAGCAGAAACTGAAAGATCACTCGAAGGTTGAAATCTATGATACGCCCGACAGCCGAAATGCATCTAACTGGTCAATTCCAACGGGAGCTAGTTCAGAAAATGGCGACTTTACTATTGGTGGTCATGAAGCAAAAGGTGGCGATGGCAAAACATATATTGAAGTTATCTATAAAGGGCATGTAGGTTGGATTCCAGAAGACAATTTGGATAATTCCACTCTACATTCACCAGATGATGACGAAAACAGTGGCAGTGATGATTACGATGCTAATGTTGATGAATCACAAAAAGAGGTCACAGTCAAAGTTGGCCCAATGTATGCAGATGGTTTCGGCATTGATATCAACGTTGATAAAGTTAACACAGTTGATTTAAGTGGGAATTTCCAGCATGACGATCAAGACTTATCTGGTCAACAACCTGATGGTACTTTTGTAGCAACGCAAGCTGACATTGACCAGCTTACTCAGTTGGGGCAGAACTATCTGATTGAACACAAATACGGCCATATCAACGTATCAACCACATTAACATATAAAGAGATGTCTGGCATTAACGCTGATATGACGCAGTTAAGTCTATACGATAAGCTCTATGTTCGTTTTAAACAGTACGATATCCAGGAAATAGCTGAAATTACTGGTACTGTATTTGATTGCTTGTCTCACCACTATCAACAGATCCAGCTCGGACAACCACCTGAAACGTGGCAGCATTTAATGGAAACTGCAATCGATAGTAAATCGAATGAGCGTTTTAAAAAGACCAATCAATCGATTAAAAAAGCCTATGGTTTAACCGATTCAGTCGCTAAGGCTTTAAAATTAGAAGGCAAACAACGGCTAGAAGCCGAAATGCGAATTGGTAAAGAAATTGGTATCGTAAGTGATAAAACTGGTCAACTTGAAGTACAACAGGATCGATTTGATAAAGCACTACAAGATTACAACCAACAGATGCAGGATGCACAAGCCTGGATAGCCTCAGGTGGTTCGGCCATTTTACAATTTGTCGATTCTTCAGGGAATCAAACTTATAAAAATCCGGTTGAAATCCGAGCGGTTAATTCTGAAGGCTTTTTGAGATTTAACAATCACGGACTGGGATTTTTTAGTCCTAGCGGAAACATAAGAACAGCCATTCGTTCTGACGGGACAATTAACGCTGAAGAAATAGATACTGGCGTTGTTAAAGCACTTAATGTTCAGAGTCTAGTTGTTAATAGTTCAGTCGTAACACGTGTAGGTGGGACAACGTTAACGGTAGGCGCAATTAATGACACCTTACCACCTAGTGTGAGTGGTGCAATTACTGGCAATTATGGATTTGTAGTTACAAATGGCGATGATGCAGTTATTACCAATAGTAAAGGCATCTGGCTAGCTCGTGGTGGTGGTGTTAACGGCAGAGTTTCAAGCGATGGCGTAAGCATGATTAGTGGACTGTCGTTTTATAATGGCCATATTTATGACGATAATGGCATGTTTCTGAAAAATGCAGACGGTATTGCATCGATTCAGGAATGGATTCGTCGCCATTGGAGCGGTAAGTCAAGTCAATGGGATTTTATGTAGGTGAAAAAATGGATCAATTAAGTAAGTTGGCCAGTAATATGGCCGTACAGATTGGCAATTTAAATTTAGAATTGTCAAAAGTACAAGCGGAAAATGCGCAATTGCAAGAGCGTAATGCTCAGTTGCAAGAAACAATTAACACATTAAGAAAGGAGGCAAAACATGAGTCTAGCGCTGATCACACTGCCAACTAATAAGTCAATCAGCACGGTTAGCGACCATGTCCGGAAAATTGGTCAGGGTGAAAAAGGGCAAAAATTAGATGTAATCGTAACCGATGCTAATGGCAGTGGTTACGATTTAACTGATAGAATAATTACATTTTCGGAAAATAAAGAGAGCGGTAAGATCGTTAGTGATAACGAAGCCGCTCATTTTAATGTAACAGATCAAAAAGCCGGCAGATTTACATACACTTTGGCTGATGCAGTCTATGCCGCTAGTGGTATTGCCTGGTTTGATATTAGTTCAAAAGATGGCGATGTGATTGACACAACCAAGAGTTTTAATATCGATGTTATCCAGGACGAAACTATCCACGTCAACAACGATAACTATGTATCTTCGCTGACGGCTTTAGAAACGCACTACAAAGCCGTTATTCAGAAAACCGAAGATGATAGGGATGCACTTTTTAAGAAATGGCAAGCTGACATAGACCAACTGATTAAAAATGGCAATACAAACATTCAGACTGTAATTGACAATGCTAATCAATTAATTAATAGTTGGAAGAGCGAACTATCTAATACTCAACAGGCGTTGGAAAAGTTACAGAATGATTGGAAAAATCAGACTGCACATATTAATGCTGATTATGATGCACAAAAGAAAGCCATACAATCAGCCGCAGATAATCAACTGTCTGCCAATAAGACAGCCAGTGACAAAGCTATTGCTCAAATTAATGCTGACAAACAGGCAGCAATTAAGCAGGCTAATACTGATTTTCAAGCGAAGTTGGCAAGCATTCAGTCTGATTACAATGCATGGAAAGCTAACGCTACTACTGATTTTCAAAAACAGTTGGATAAACTTGCGGCCGAATTGAAAAATGATGAAGATGCTCAGGCTAAGCTGCAACAGGCAATTGATGCAGCTAATAAAGCCATTGCCAATATTAACAATGTTGATTTTACTAAGTACGCAAAAAAAGAAGATTTAGAAAAAATTCATACATTGGAAAATCCAATACCAGTTAGTTCGGATACCAATCCTGATACGCTATGCGATCCTGGAATTTATTACAGCGAAAACGGGTTTAATTTTGGTAGTAAGGCTCCGGCTGAATATTGGCAGGGAAAAAGTTATCTAATAGTATTCCATGGAGATAGACCTGATAGGTCGTACAATTATTTTCAGCAATTTTTATTCCAAAGCACTAAAGATACATACAACATCTGGTGCCGTGGGGGATACCAGTACTATAGCGATTCTTACTACACGTTTGAATTTCAGAATCTAAAAGACGTTTACGGCAAACTAAAGCAGATTAGCATTAACGGTGGCGACCCAATTAACCCAGACGATAATGGATTGGCTAAACTGAACATACCACAACCTGATTTATCAGGGTTAGAGACTAAAGCAGATGCTAAAACTGCACATGACACTTTAACAGCAGATATTGCTAAACGGATTTTGTCTGTTAACGATGTTACAGCTGATAAAGATGGCAAGGTGGTATTGCCTGATTTTAATCATCCAACAAAAATTTTTAAAGATTCTAAAGTTGATCCGAACACACTAACCACTACAGGTATCTACGAGCTGAAAAACTCTGATTTGCAAATTAGCTTAGACAGCTTACCAGGATTTACACAGACAAACGCAACATACGGTTACATTCTGGTTGTTAACAACGCCGCACTTGATAACACATTCCAGGTAATCATCTGCCGGCAGATGCATGACTTCATTTTAGATTATAGATATATTAATAAGACTTATAATGACTACCCTAAATTTAATCGCGTTATTAATACGCAAGATTTAAGTAACGTGCAAAATCAGATGACTGAAATTAAACAGTCAATGATGAGGTCGTGGACAGGTACATTAACGCAATATCAGGCATTAACTAGTTACGACCCAATGACAATTTACTTTATTGTTTCAGACTATGAGGTGGTGGTTAAATGACGCTATCAAATATATTTTTTGGCAAGAAAGTTGTTCAGCAAGCGTATCTTAACAATGCTTTAATTTATCAGTCTAAAGGCTGGGAGACATTGCCTAGCACGTGTACAGAAGTGTGGACAAAAGACTATGATATATCATCTAGTTTAGGTGAATTAGTTAGTGATTTGGATAACAATCTTTATGGCTTAAACATTAACAGCTTATATAAATTTGACTCAAATGGTTCAATTTTATGGCAAAAGAAACTTGAAGAGTTTAAAAAAAGTGATGAACATAATTGTTCATTTTATTATTTGAAGTTTAACAATGATCTTTTTTTTGCAAAAGGTAATGATAATTCTAAATGGTTTATTTATGAACTCGATAGAGATGGTTTAATTAAAAATGAATATAGTATTTATGATATATACCCTTGTTCTTGGTCAAAAATAAGTAGCTTTGTAATTGACGACAAATATATATATGTATCAGGATATACAATTAATGGCAATTATGAAATTTATAATAATTATTTACTGAAAATTGATAGAATTACAAAAAAGCTTGTGCAAAAAACAACTGTGTTCATTGCAAATAATACCTTAATAAGCGTTGATAAATATTTGTATGCTGAAGAAAGTAGGGCATTTAATACTGGTGTTTTAAGAAGGTTTGATAAAGACGATATATCAAATTCATCCATTATTGACGATTTAAATAACGCAGATATAGATAATCATATAACATCTATTACTTCAGATGAATTGGGAAATATTATATATAAAACTCGTAATAATGGAACATATAAATATTCTACTAAGGACAAAACAAAAATTAAATTACCGATATATATTAGCAATGAAAATAACTCCATGTGTGTTGATTATCAGCAGAACCTATATGTAATTGAATATATTAGTCCCAGTAAAACTACTAATTTGTTAAAGATTAGCTCCGATAATACATTGATTTATAAAATTCCTATTAAGGATGCGACAAGTCCTATTCTTACTGTTGATTACCAAGGAAATATCTATTATAAGTGGGACACCTCTGACCAAAATCACATTAAAAAACTAATTAATATCGAAAAGAAAGGAAATTAAACAATGGCAGAATGGCAAGATGATTTAAAAGAACAAGAAAAATTAGTAGATGAAACAGGCTACTTCAAACAGATTGTTTACGTTTCAAATGATCAATTTGATTGTTTGCCTATTCCAATTCCAGCAAAACTAAATGCTGATTTTGCATTTCCTTTTGTTGCAGAGGAACCTAAAGGTATGAACAATCCAAAATATGATTGGACAAAACACGTGTGGGTTGACCAGGATGCAGCAAGTACCAGCGTTCGTTTAACGAATGCTGAAAAAGCAATTCAAACGGCTCAAGAGCAGGCTACATCAGCAACTAATGAAAACAAGGATTTAAAAAATAGCTTAGATGATATTGCTAAAAATCAGACTGAGCAATCTAAACAGATGGCTCAGATGTTGCAATTGTTAGCGCCTGCTGTTGCTAAAAATGGAGGTAATACTAATGCTTAATATTTTCAAAAATTTAGCAATGCAATTTTATAATACAGGTTGGTATGACAAAGCAATTATTGCATCATTTGTTCAAGTTGGAGCCTTAACGGCTGACGATTTTCAAGAGATTACGGGTGATAAATATGCTACGCAAAATGCTTAATAATGTTAGCAATAACTTCGAGCAAGCGTTAGCAAGCGTTGCTGTTATTGCAATTGGGTTATCCCTCTGGATTGATCGCGATTACTTCTTCTGGCCACCTGAACTAACCAGTACCATGAATGATCAAAGGATTGATATTGTAATTCTATTATTAGGTTTTTGCCTTTTGGTATCAGCCGTGACTGGCAATAAAAGTAAATTTTGGCAGCACGCATTATTAATTTTGTGTGGTGCAGTTATTTTTACTCTAGCATTAACGCAATTATGGCATGCCTTTTTAGGCGGACAAATGCGGATGGCACATACCGTTATTGGCGATTTTGTTATTTTTTGTTTAATTGTGAGAGCAGCATACAAGAGTTAGGAGGGTGGTCACTTGCATGATTTAATCAATTTGCTACAAGTGATCGGCGGCTTTGTTGGTGCATTTGCAACAGCACTTGCCGTTACCCACAAATCCAATAAAGCAGATTACGAAGCAATTATAAAAGAGTTAACAGCAGAGAGGGATGAGTTTAAAAAGGATTACTACAAGCAAAAAGAAAAAACTGAAAAACTTGAAGAAGAATTGAGAAAGCGCCAATAGGCGTTATTTTTTTGGAGGAAAATATAATGAGCGTTAAAGAAATTTTTGATATGGTCTATGCATTGCTAATTGTTATTGCAATCATTGCTTACAGTGTGGTTAAGCTGTATGGTTTAAAACATGAAATCAAAAATAAGTGGATTGCACAGATCCCAGACTTAGCAGCCGGTTTTGTTCATGAAGCTGAAACTACTGGTAGCAATGGTACCGCAAAGATGGATATTGTAATAACTAGCGTATGCAATATTTTGCGAAATTCAGGCGTAAAAATCACACCTGATATTGAGTCTGCAATTAAGGCTTTTGCCGAGAAAGAAGTGGCCAAAATTAATGCTACTAAGCCGGCTATCGACCACAGTGATGAGGCTCAATCCGTTGATGACTTTGACGAAAACAAAGTGATCGACAACGTTAAAGGCTCTGATAGCAATGCTTAATGTGATTGATGTCTCCAATAATAACGGCGGTCTTAATGTGGCCAATGTTAAAGCTGATGGCGTTATAGCAAAAGCAACAGAGAACAATAATTTCACTGATGGCCTAATGCCGCTATTCATGAGTCAGGCAAAAAACTCTGGAAAACTGACAGGGCTCTACCACTTTGCTCGGCCAGGTAACTGGCAGGTACAAGCAGATTATTTTTTAAGAACTGCCAAGCCATATCTAAAACATTCAATTATTGTGCTTGATTATGAAAGTACTGTGGTAACTTATGGTGGCGTGCAGTGGGCACTTAATTGGCTTGATTATGTCTACAAGAAAACTAGTATCAAACCAATGATTTATTTGGGATTAGCTGACGAAAATTATTACAATTGGTCACCAGTGGCTAAAAAATACAGTGTTTGGATAGCTCAGTATAACGACATGGCGCCGCATTATGGCTTTAGCCCACGTGCTTTATACGGTAAAGTGTGCCATTGGAATAAGATGTCAATGTTTCAATACACGGCAAATGGCCGTCTAAATGGTTACAATGGACCACTTGATTTAGATGTATATTACGGTAATAAAAATGACTGGGATAAGCACAAAAACAACGATAAAGGAGTTGACAATAACTTAATGGATTGGAAAATTAAAGTACCCGTTACTGCGTATGGTGGGTTTCTAGTTACCAAAAAGAAAGGTGCCACACTATGGGCTGAACCTAATAACGATAAGAAATTAGGCATGCTAGATTACAATAAGACTATCGAGATTACTGGTTATGAAAAAGGTTTTTATAAAACTAAAAAAGGCTATATTGACCCTCGAACCGGGGTAGTTAAGCGCAATCCGCTATTAGACAATCCTGATATTCATTCAGTAATTGAAGTGGTCGGCAATGCTAAAGGCCACGCTGAAGCAGATGGGCCGGTTACCGGTCGTAAATTTGCCAAGGGTTCACGTTATAAAGCCTATAAATTGCGCAAAGGCTATTTACTAATTGGCGCTGGCGTTGATAAATGGATTAATGGTGCAAAAGTAAAAATTATTTTGTAAAACAATATTATTAACTATCTTTTTTCTAAAATAAATAAGCCACTCTGGACATTAGTCTGGGGTGGCTTATTTTTTGTGCTATAATAAATACAAACTAGTGTTTGTAGAGGGATAAAAATGCGAAAAAAATATAATCAGAAGGAATTCGATCAGATTCTCGACAATTTTTTTAAAACTTATCAAGACCGGGGTATGAAAAAGTGGCAAGGCTTAATGCTAAGTGATCACACTGCTGCTATTAATCGAGATAACCAACAGAGAGCAGTTGTCTATTGTAAGAAGCCTACTATGACAGAAGAGCAGGCTAGTGAGCTACTGATAACAGCCTACGCTAACCACCGTCAAGTGGCAGTGCAGTTGAAAGAACTAGATGTAGAAGGTCACATTCAGCCAGATATCGTTGGTTTCGTTGAAGGATATCACATCGATGAGATCATGATATCTGGCAACTGGGTGGATCTGAGTAATATAAATAATGTCGATATGATAGAATAGATTTTGGAAAGATGATTCTTTCCGAACTTCCTTTTTATATGGTATAAAAATCGCCTTTGGAAAATCCTAGGCGGTTTATTTTTTGCAATAAAAAAGCCCCAACTTGGGAGCGTATAAAGTAAAAGAGTTGCGAAAGAACTCTAAACAATAATAACTTTTTTTAACTTTTTTAGCAAATTTAGTTGACAATACACATACGTAGGTGTATTATATAAACATAAAGTAAAAGAGTTAAGAAAGGACTTATTAAAATGATTACAGAAGGTTACAAATTTAGAATTAAGGACATGAAGATGAAGAAGTCAACGATGTTCCGCGCAGCTCATAAACTTGCTAAAAGCATTGTTGACAAAACTGAGAACTACCGCATGGCAATGAGCTATGCTTTAAAGTTAATTTGGAAGATGGCTAAGGACTATCGTGTTAGGGTAACCGACAGTAACATTAGACATATGACGTATGAGCTAACCCACAAGCCATACACGGGCCCTAAATACAAAGATGGAGTCCCAGATTGGATCATTGATCAACACTTTGACGAACAGGAAAAGACAGCAATTTGGAACAATAGCTTTAATTCACGTGTTAAAAAAGAAACAGAAAAAGCTGTATTAATCCAATTCGATACTGATTACGGTTGTCTATTTACATGGTGCCCAAAATCTGTCTATAAAGGAGAATTAATTTAATGGCAAAATTAAGTGAAGCCAAAAAGAGAGCTAATAAAAAGTGGAATGAAAAAAATAGGGCAAGAATGACATATATTAGACGTCGTTCTGATTCTAAAAATTTTATTTTGAAGTTTGCGACTGAGGAAGATTTAGAAAAAACCCTAGAATATGTCAATCAGAGAAAAAAATATTTAAAAAATAGTTGACAATACACATACGTAGGTGTATTATAAAAGTATAAAGTAAAAGAGTTAAAGAAAGGACTTATTAAAAATGAGAGTTACAGAAATTGCAAAAAATGGACAAGCTACTATTATTTACAAATCAGCCGATGAGTTAACCAATGAAGAACGTGAGATGTTAATCTTACCTAGCAATATGGAGATGGAAGATTACGCTGATTTTCAAGTAAGATACAACCGTAAAGGTCAATTACTAGGCGTTAAGGGCAATGCCTTCTCAGAAGCTAAAAATGAGTCAATCAAGGAAGAAAGTGCTAAACCAGATGCTTTAGATGCTTGTCAATTACTGTTTGGCAATTGCCACAGTAAAGCCTACCGTATTGCTAAGAATAAGGCAGGAGCAACTTCAGCAGAAATTACTACTGCTAGAAAGATCGTGGCTAGTAAATGAACTATTCGTTTGATGCAAGTAAGCTAATTGATGAACTATCAGCTGACATTGCCGAAGATGGCAATGTTGACGTCTGGGGCTACTGGATTGTTATGGATAATAACCAGGAGATTTACTTCGATTATTATCCGCTCGACGATCCAGAGCTTGAAAACGAGCCAGATTACAAATCTGTTTCTGATTTTGACAAAAAAGTATTTGAAACTTACCCAAATTTCTTGAGAAAGAAAATTAAAGCCAAGGATTTATTAGAAATCTTTAAGGCTGAAAATGAAACAATATAA